TTACATGTGGGCAATCGGACGGGCCCAATCTGATATCCAAGCCGAGCAAGCAAAACTAAAGGAGGTGAAATGGTATGAGTAAGGACTAACCAAAGCCTGTAGAGAATGGGGAGCTACGAGAACTACTTAAAGGTGAAATGTTTGCGGCTATAGAATACGGGCGGCTTAACAGTGATGTAACTCAAGATGCTGTTGAAGCAAGTTGGTTCCACCACCTTGACGATATTATGGAATACGTTGATGACCATGTAGCCCAAGAGAAAGCTAAATGGGTTGCGGAAGCTGAAAAACTCGAACACTACTACTCACACAAAGCTAGAAAAGAAGCTGGCTACGCTGAACTGTACTGGTGTGCCTGTGGCAAGTACGACCGAGACAAAGACAGATTATTACGGCACGTTCGCTGGCATGAGTTAGCCTTAGCCAAACTACTAGATAAGGAGAATGTATGAGCTGGCGTATTTTTTTTATAGTTTTTGCCACTATCATAATGTTTTACGCAATATTTAAGCATGACACGTTTTATGCAGTCATAGCTTCGTACATACTTCTTGATTTACGCCTAACACAGATAGAGAGGAGCAAGCATGAGTAATAGCACTACAGACCACGCATATAAGCCTAATGGGTACGGTGTTGACAAATGCTTGTTGTGTGGGGAAAAGATTACCGAACACCTAACCCCTATGACCTTACCTGATGATATAGAGCTACGAGAAAAGCTAGCCAAACTAGAGGTATACACCACCGTTAAAAGTGAAAAGCACCCCCTTTACTACAAAGACATAGAGGCAATACTGGAGTTTATAGCCACCTATCGTAAGAAGTGGGAAACCGAGGCTCGTATAGATGAGTTGAATTCCATATCAGAACCAGATAAACCTGGCGTATACGACCCAGGTGCGCCTGAAAAGCCGTTGACAATAAATGAACGAATTACCGAGCTGCAAGGAGAAAACAAGTGACTGACCGCATAGAACAAATAGAGGGGAAACAATGAACACTAAACCAGAACAAGAGTTTGGCAAATCACCTGTAAAACTATCGTCACCTACACAAATATGGATTGACCAGACTACTCAAGAGATATTTTTGCCACCAGTAGCGCCTAAATAGTTATGCACAACGCTACCCATAGCGTCTTTGTGGAGCGATAAAAACAGAGTAACATGAGAGAACAACATGGCAGACAAAGAACTAGCAACAGTCGAGGGGAAAATGAACCTGAAGCAAGAGCAGGTAGCGAAGCTTAATTTTCACTACCGCATCGTCAGGTTCAGAGGGGCAATACTGTATGCAGACGATACTGGCTGGAAGTCATTATCATCTGACGAGTTTGCTCGCATATGTTACCAAACTCTAGGTGCTGGGGTGAGGCAGACACAGATCAAGGACTTGCAGCACTATTTCTTTACTAATTCAGAGGACCTAACCAAGTTTGCTCACTTCATAGCTATGCCAGGTGGCAAGGTATGGAACATGCGAACACTCAGTTTCACCGAGAAAATATCACCAGAGGACTGCGTATACACTACAGCTATCGCACCGACAGATGGTGACAGCCACCGTCCATGGCTCGAAGAAGTGACGCTTGGTGACAAAGAACTGGCAGATGACATTATTTCAGCGCTGGCGCCTGTATTCATGTACAAGAAGCCACTGGGCGCGTTTTGGTTTCTAGGTTCAGGTGCGAACGGTAAAAGCTCTACCCTAAAAGCTCTAGTAGCTATCATGGGTGGTCGTAGGTGGTTTACCAAGCTAACCGTCAAGCAGATTGAAGATGAGCGAGACTTACCAAGCATGAACGGTATGCTAGCAAACATATGTATCGAGAGTAATGAAGGTTATATTAAAGATGGGGGGCATTATAAAGAGTTAGCAGAACACGAAGAATTATCAGTACACAAGTTCAACAGCCAAGACAGCGTAAATGTAGACGGTAATATACACTTAGTATTTAACGCCAATAACATACCGACCTTCGCTGACAAGACCAACGGTGTGCGCCGTAGAACATTTACCATACCATTCAATGCTAAGTTCCCACAGGACGATACGTTTGACGACAAGCTATTTGCTCGTGAGCACTTCTTATCTGACCTGTTTGGTGACATCTTAGCTAAGGCCAAGCAATTGAAAGATAACAACTACAAGTACGACTTCAGTAAGGTTACCAACGAAGCCAAGGAGCGCTATGACAGCGAAGTGAACACCGCTGAAGCCTACCTAAACGAGCTGATTGAGCAAGATGTATTTGGCTTCGATACCTATTCAGCACTCAAGACATCATATGACACATGGTGTCAGCAGTCAGGCGTAGTCGCACTAGGTGTACGACACCTAAGCCGTACCGCTGAGGACCTAGGGTTTAGCTATAAGACGGTACGAGTTGACGGTAAGCCACAGAAGTTTGGCCTGTACAAAGACCATAAGCCAGAGGACCTAGTGCCCGTTGGACAGTTTAACTTTGGTTTGTACCGACTGGTGACCAGTGAAAAAGACATACTGCTATCTGAGGACGATGATAGCCTAAATCAACTATTAGAATTGGATATATAATGGCAGCATTAAAAGAGCAATTTCAAGAGTTTATACACTTACCATATGATGAGTATTATAAGCAGAAAAAGACCAGAAGTAACACGGTGGACGAGCGGACCATCATGTCGCTGATAGACATTTGTACAGATACGGACGACATAGCAGCTGCTAAAATGTCATTTGACCGTATCGAGGGCTTACTTGAGACACCCGTACATATAAAGGTGCCTAAGTTCTACATACGCTACGTCAATGCTACGGCTATCGAGCAGAGTGAAACGAAGGCTCTGGGAGCCCCAGAAACGGCTAAAGTAGAGCAAGATGATAACTATGACCCTGCAACCGCTAAACTGCGTGAAACCCTACAGAAAATGCGTGATATGCCCGAAGGCATCATACCAGCCATACTGAAAGTTAAGAAGGCTATACAGGCTGGCAAGGAAGTGAACCTAACGGGCAAACAGAAGATGCCACAAGTCAAACATGTCATAGTAGCCAACCTACTTAGGAATGTCAGAAAAGGTAGATACCGCGCCATAGAATTAGTATTTGAGCAAATCGATGGTAAGCTGGTGCGAACTATCACTTTGCTTGGTGGTGAAGATGTCTATGTAGACGACTACAATACGTTGACGGCACCAGCTAATGCTATACTTGGTGATGATGGTAAATACTTCGCAGAAGATAAAGCGCTCACTACCCAGTGGATACGAGGGTTCAGTAAGAGTGAGAAGGGGCTAGAAATGTTAGCAGACAGTCTTGAAGATGAGTAAAGAGAGCGAGTTTGAAGCACAGTTTTGCACTTGGCTCAAGCGTAAGGGGTGCTTCGTCATAAAGAACAATGCAAGCGCTGGGGTGCCTGTTGGTTGCCCAGACCGTACCGTACTCATGCCTGGTGGTGGCTGGGCTATGCTGGAGTTCAAGAAGTCAGCCAAAGAGAAGTACCAGCCACTACAAGAGGCTCAACTAGCTAGACTCAAGCAGATGTTCTATTCAGCTACCGTGTACCCAGAGAACGCTGCGGAGATTAAAGCTGAGATAGAATATTTGCTGTGATAACCTTCCACACTACACCACAGGGTTCAGAAGCATGGCACCTAGCCCATAAGGATAAGTGGTCAGGTTCTACTGCTATAAAACTATTGCAAGGTAAACCATTACCAGAGTGGGGCACCTTCGCTGGAAACAAATACACCCAACGGGGTAAGTTCCTAGAGCCTGTTGCTATCAGGGAGTTTGAGGTAGCGATGGAAGAGCCAGAGGGAGTGCTGACAGGTGGCTACGTCACTAACTCTAAATACCCTAATGCCATGTTCTCGCACGATGGTATATTTGGCGACATTATACTTGAGGTGAAATGTCTTAACGGTATACGGCATGAGAAGTTAATCAAGGGAGAAATACCCCTAGAGTACCTAGCCCAAATATACTTCGGTATGGTCATATGTGAGTTAAAAAAAGCGAAACTGTTGGCATTTAACCCAGAATATGAGCAACAACTTACCATACTTGATATAGAGTATGATAAAACCATTGTCGACAACATACGGCATAAGCTTTTGTATGATAAAATAGAACAGAATGGTCACCATAATTAGCGCTCCTTATAAGTACTAACTCTTGGGTGACCATTCGCCTTATATGAAAGAAATCTCATTCAAATTGTATTACGAAGAACTGCCTAAGCATAAACGTCTTAGGCATACTAGTCCTCAACGATAATAACGTTACGCATGTACCACCGATGGAACCGCTCATCTTGAAGGGTTTTATAATAACTGTTAAGAGCGGCGTACTCTTGCTGCACCGCTGCTATAGCTCGGTCTAGTTCCTTGTCGCCTAGTTGTTCGGGCGTGGTCGGTTCAGCGTCCCGTGGTATAGGGGCGACGAACCGTTCCATATCATTAGTTCTCGTCTGGCGTTACGTTAAGTGCCGCCAAGCTTGCAACCGCTGTCATAAAGACTGCGAACAAACCGAACACAAAGTCACTGACTGTACCTGCTTGGTTTAGGTACGTCATAACTGGTGTCGCTATGACTGATACGATGTAGATGATTTGCCGTACTTGTGGTGGTAGGTTGAGTGTCATTTTATCCTCCCCTTATTTCTTTATGTATTTAGCAAACGATTTGAATTGCCCGACGAAGTAGTTGTACATAGAGCTAACCATGCGCTTCGTCTCCTCGTCGTGGGTGTACACGGGCACCTCTTTAATAATTGGTGTGTTCTCAAGCTCTACCACTCGGGCGAGAGCGTCTCGTAGTTGCGCCTTGCTTGCGGTGTTGTCTGCCAACACTGCCTCTACGTTCTTTTTAGCATCTGCAAGTTGAGCCTGTAGCGTGGCAATCTGTCCAGCCCAGTTATCTCGGGCGGCAGTCTCACCCATTACTTGAAGCTCTAGCAGTTTGTTAGAGTTTGGGTGGTCACTCCATTCCTCTACTATCTTCCAGGCATCTTTACCTTTAATGGCGTTCCAGGTGTCATCACCCATGTCCCAGTTACCTACTAATTGTCGGTGTAGACGGTTAAACCTCCAGCGCCAGTTATCGCCTGTACCTATATTCACTTCTGTTGCTCCTCCCGCGCTCCAATTTGGGCGCATTACTCCTATTAAACCTGTCATACCAGCCCACGTTCGGTAGGCTGATGTGGCTACCTTAGATGGGTCGCCTGACATATTGTTCCCTACTACAGTGGCTCCTGTGGCACTGGTGTAGAGCACCATTTCAACGTGCCCGTACCCTTTACCCCAAGTTCTACCATAAATAAGGACGTCTCCAGGCTGAGGTATCAGCTTGTTTGAATCTGGTATCTTCGTAAACACATCAGTCGCTACGTTCCATAGGTCTTTGGCACCTTCGACACCGTAGCCCCGAGCGTATGGTGATACACCTGTCAGTTGCTTGTAGTAGAAGTTGAACAGGTCAACACACTGCTTACCATAGAGCCCGTCGAAGTCCCAGAACTTACCATTTGCGTAGTTCAGCCATCCGAGTGCTTCTGCTTGTGTAATCATGTTACCCCTTTTGGTTAATAACTTCTGTTCCTACTGTCTGATTCTCGACGTGTTGCTCTTTCACTTGGGGGCTCAGTTTAATTTTACCGATAGCCTTGAGAGTCGCTATGTTGTTCTCGATAGCCAGCTCTGCTAGGTGTCCATTACGCTCCTTGGCTTCACTAGCCGCTCGTTCGGTCGCCTCTGCTACGCGCTCGCTCGACTTGGCAAGGGCTGTCAATGCACTAGCAAAGTTTATGCGTTCTTTTCTCTCTGCATCACGGTCTTTTTCAGCTTGCCCTAGTACAAATTTTAGTAACCCATAAAAACCTATAAGCATACTAGCCAGTATGCCTACGAATGGTGTAAGCTCTGGTAGTGTCAGTGAGGCGAAGTACATTTCTATCTTTCCTTTATTGTTGTTTTTTTACTTGGCATAGTGGTTGCTAGACAAGCTCCACCAATATGTACAGTGGGTATGTCGCTGCACAGTTGGCAGTTTCAGTGTTTACGTCTGGGGCAAAGCCAAAGCTATATGTTTGTGATGCTGATGATGGCGTTCTTACAGCTTCTATATGAATGGGTACGCTGTTGCCTGCTATTGCATGGAGTTCTTTTGCTAGTGCTATCTGTGTTCCGGCAACTACCGCACCCTCCCAAAGTGAAGTTGTTACTGAAGATATGGCAGGGTTTGAGCTAAGTGGTACTCTCCCAGTAACTTTTACTTTTCGACCAGTAGGTACAATAACTGCTGCTGATATCAACAGGGCTTGTGTGGTTGTTGCATTACTTACGTTAGAAATTATCTGTCGGTAGCCTAAGACTTTACGATTAGCATCACGAGGGCAAATAAGATTTCCGAGTGAATCTGTTACTTGGTAAGGGATAGATGATGCAATTGGTAATACTTTTGTCTCTTGCCCTTGGTTCACACTTCCTACGTTAGCGATGTTGGAAGCACCAGTTACGATTATTCCAATTCTTACAGAGTTAGCTGCGAGAGCAGGAGAAGCTGCGTTGTTTGTGACTTCGGTGTATACGAGTGAGCCTACTCCTGCGGTGTTCAGAACGTCTATGTAAGTATCTTTTGAGGCGGTAAAGGCGCGAGCTGTTACGTTGCTTATAACAAGTCTCTGACCGTTAATGTAGACTACGTTTGCCGATGCGCCACCAGTACCCATAGAGGCATTAAGGGTCGAGCCGTATGCGTCACCCGACCAGACACAGCCAGAAGCAACGTGGTCAAAGAATGTTTCACTATCTCGTTTCACAGGGTCAATATTGTCAGTAAATAAACTCTCTGAACTAATTGAGTCGTTTTTTAGTGAACCATCATCATTATGTGCTACAGCAAAAGTAGTGGCTATGTTATTAGCCCACTCAGTTGTCGGTTTGATTATAATTACGTCACCAGCTGAACTACCTAAGTCAGTATTGCCTGGTGCCATAGCATCTATTTCTAGGTTAGTGCCATCGACATGACCCTCAAAGTCTCTTGAGGTGGCTTCAGATATTACGGTTATTGTTTCAGCGGTTATAGGGTCTACAAAAGTATGGGGTGTACCCATAGCACCATAAAAAGTTGCTGGAATGTTATCTACTGTGTCTACTATTATTGTTGATGCGCCTGGTGCGCGAGTGCTTTGTACGGTAGCCATGGCTGCGTTGCCAGTACCGTCCGATGATTTGATGAGGTTAATTGATGGGCTTGGCATAATCTCATTATACAACATAGAGGGCTATTTCTAGCCCTCTTATGTTTACTTAATTTCTTAGATTAAGAGCTTGAACTTTGTAGGGTAGCAATCGCGTAAACCTTACGGTTTAGTACGAACACACCACCACGGGCTCGGAGCTGTAGCTCAGAACCACCAAAGCCTGGTACATCCTTGATGAACTTGCGTCCACCGTTCTTAGGAGTCATTTTCTGGGTAGGAGCTGCAACAGCTTTTTTGTCAAAGATTACTGCTTTGACAGTTGGGTAACTTGCAAAGTACTCGTCAACAGTTTCGACAACCATGACACCCTTTAGCATACCAATAACACCGTTTACACCAGCTGTGTAACCTTTGTCGCTACCATCGAAGGTAGTAATGAAGGCACGAAGTTGGTCAGCGAAACTAGCAGGTACGAAGGCGATTGAGCCAGCAGCAGTACCACCGCCGTTTACAACTACAGTAACCGTGTTGTAGAACTTGTTTAGGAGTCCAGTAACACCAGTAAGAGTAGAGCCGTCCCAGGTAACGATGTTACCACTTGGGCGAGCAGCGATGATCTTAGCGAGTGCGTACTCATCGAAGTCAGGAACAAACTTTTCGTCAATCCATGCTTCAGCGGTGTCTTTAACAAGACTGCCAACTGGTACGTCAGCTACTTGAGTATCTTGTATACGCAAGAATACAAAGTAGTTGTAGTCCAAAGTCCACTCTTGCTTGCCATACTCAGCAAGTGTCAACGTCTGCGTAGTAGCAGTTTCGTTGTAAGCACCTAAGCTAGAGCTGTCAATGTCAATGTTAAGAATACGAACAGTTTGCGCTTCGTTGGTGTTTACACTGTTAGCGTCTAAATACTTAGCTACTGTTGACCCAGCTTTTAGGCGGCGGTCAAGGAAGGTAGCAGTACGAATACCATAGTTTGTAGACATATAAAAATCCTTGTGTTAGTTAGTTAAATTGTAATGTATTCTGTTATCTAAATCTTATACCATAATAGGTATAAAGTCTATTGCTTTTTATGACGATTATGCTTACATTTAGAATGAGTATCGCACCTCTACCACAACTTAGTTTCTAAACTCCAATTACACCTCTTGTACTAAAATACACATGGACCGTACAGAGAATATACTCGCTCGCAAACGCCCCAATCAAAGGGGCGCTTTTGTAATCTGGTACAATAAGGCTATGAATGTGCCAAATCATAGGCTACCCCTAAGAGATTATCAGAAAGAAATTGTAGAGGCGTTCAATAACCCTAGTATTGACGAGTTACTGCTAGTTATAGCAAGGCGTGGCGCCAAAACCACCACCACATACAGTGAGGCTATCGTGCCTGACCTCGTGAAACAGGTACAAACAGGGGTAGCTGTCTATCCTACCGCTAAAATGGGTTTTGATAACTTCTGGACCAACATAGAAGATGATGGGTTTCGTACTCTCGACCACATGCCAAGGGGCTTACTACTCGGTCAAAGTAACTCAGATGATGATATGCGCCAAACACTTGTAAATGGCTCTATATTCAGGCTACTGGGTGCTGGTAATGCCGAAGCACTCCGTGGTGCCAACGGTAAGATATACTGGTTCGATGAGTTTGCTGACATGCCTATTGAGGCTGTCAACGTGGTAGCGCCTATTACTGAACGTAACGGTGGCAAGCGTATCTACACGGGTACCCCTAAGATTGACGGTATCAACGGTGAGACTATGCACCGTATGCACGAAGCATTTAAGAAGGACACGACAGGCACTAAGTACACCTGTTACATTGACGCAAGCCACTACATGACCGCTGAGGAACTAGAAAAAACACGCCAAGGGTACATTCTGCGTAACGGTAACGACTTCAAGTTTAGACAGGAAATGCTCCTAGACTGGGGCCAGGCGAGTGAAACCAGCTACTACGGCCATATTATAAGTAAACTCCGTAACGATGGAGCTATTGGTAACTACCCATACGACCCAGCCCACCCCGTCTATACAGCCTGGGACCTTGGTATGTCAGATGCCCTGGCTATCGTATTCTTCCAAGTTATAAACGGGCAAGTTACTATAATTGACTACCTAGAGACACGAGACTTTGCCCTTAACAGTGTCGTACCATTCCTAAAAACCAAGCCATACAACTACGGTTGGCACTTCCTACCGCACGATAGCGCAGTACGAAGTATGAACGATAACGTCAGCCGTCTGAACTACCTGCACCAAAATGGTATTACCAATACGAGTGCCTTGCGCCGTGAAGGTGTCAGCATGGGTATCGACAGAGTACTTGAGGGACTACCTAAAGTGATTATTAACGCTGGTACTACCGCTGAACTAGTCCGTAAGCTACCTATCTATAAGCGTAAATACAACCCACAAACGGGTGACTACATTGGGCCTGAACACAAGACTGGAAGCCACGCAGCAGATGCTATACGCTACATGTTTAGCGCACTACATTATTACTGGAACGCAAAAGGTGACTTCCTACTTGAGAATAATTCTCAGGAAGTCACCTCACTAGACCTCGGTGATCGAGAACTAGAGACTACTTACTACTTTTAGGACGAATACTATCTAGGTATTCCTGCTCAAATGGCGCGTCATTCTTTAATGTCTCGGCTTGCTTGTCAGCCTCAGCTTCACGCTCAAATAGGGCTACAATCAGCTGTGTGTCGGTTACATCACCACCTGATAGCTTACCTAGTTCTGCAAGTAGGGGGCGGTTTGCTCGTGCGGCACGAAGTTTCTTCGTCCACTCAGCACCCAAGCGCCAACCTCGGTCACTCTGACGGTTTACGCCAAGGTCACTACTCTCAATTAGAGCTTTAATTTGGGCTGAACGGGCTGTGTATACCTTCTCGCCTGTTTGTATATTGAACCAATCTATTGCTGTAGCCATTGTCTTATTCTCCAAATAATTCGTTTAATGTTGCATTAGGGTCATTGGGGTCTGGTTTATTATCATTACCCACACCACCATCACCACCTTCGTCCATACGGTCTTTAGCCGTCTGCTTGCTGACAGGCATTTGACTAGGTGCTGGGGCTTGTTCAGGTGGTGGTGTCGCAGCTGGGTCTGGTGCTCCACCTGGGGCGCTACCCTTGAAACTAGCTGCCATAACGTATGGCTCCATAAAGTCACGGTAGTATTCTTCAATGTCTGAAGCTGTTAGTACGAGGTCTTTTTCGGTGTCCATCTTAACTGTTTTCATGTAGTTCTTGTACACCTTCGTCTGTAAGCCTGGGAACTTATCAAACACATCTTTATAGGTTTCGAGCACTCGCACCGCACCTTGCTTAAAGTTATGATTTACCTCAGCTAATTCACGAGCTGACGACTTAATTTCAGCCACTTGCTTATCGAGCTTGTACTGCTCATTCAGTAGCCACTGAGTTGCTTCCTCTGTTGTCATGGTGCCATTTGACAGGTCTACCACATCTTGCGGTGACTTAATTTCTTTACCAGTTTCTTCGTCTACTAAGGTGTTTGAGAGCCCTTGTGGGTAGTAGACGTTTAACACCTCTTTTTCAGCTTCGTCTAGTACCTTAGCGCTGTTACGCTCTTGGTCACGAACTTCAGCCATGATAGCCCGTACTTCTTCAGCACTTAGGGGCTTGGCTGGTTCTTCGACTGGTGGTACTTCTTCCTCAACTGGGGTGGTATCTGGTGCTTCACCTTCTGGGGTGGCTTCTGGGGCTGGGGCATCTTCAGCTGGGGCTTCGGGTTCTGGGGTGTCAGCAGGTGCTTCTGCAACTGCTTGGGCGGTTGGTTTATCATCTTCTTCAAATAGGCTATCTATATCGTCATTTACTTCGTTATCAGCCATTACCTAACTCCTCTACCTTAGTTGCTAAATCTTCTCTAAACGACCTCATGTATGTCACAAATATTCTGTGACCAATCATCTGTTCATCAGTGGTATATTTCGACTTAGGGTCAATCACATCAAACGTATTGTGCAGGGCTATAAGCCTGTCGGTTTCTGCCAACTGCTCACGAAGAATAGAGACATTGTTAATGTCTACGTCTTTGGTATCACTGTCTGTATCGGTAACGCTACTGTTGAAATAGTCTAAATCTGTATTACTCATACCCTCATAGTATGGGGTAAGCTATAGCATGTAAATAGAACGTAGAGAGTATTACATCATTTGTGTTGGCTGGGGCATAGGTGCTGGCTGTTGTGCTTGCATGACACTTAGTTTCTGCGATAGGTCAGGTAGTGTCTCGTCAAGTAGTTCATCTTCAACTACGCTGGCTTTTGCTGCTGCTGCTGGGTCGTTAGGGTTAGCAGTCTGCTTCATTACGGTTAGTGCATCTTGTAAGTCAGCACGTTTCTCGTTCGTGAAGTCATCCTTGCTGATAGTAGTATCAACAGTAACGTCAATCTTCTTAATGTAGGCGTATAGCTCGTCCCAGTTCACACCTAGCGCGTTAGGGTCAGCAGGGTCACCGAAGCGTCCTGGGGCAATAGCTTCGATGTCACGCTTAGTATCATCGTCTACATAGAGTATGTCGTCACCCTCTTGCTCGCTCAGGAATAGGTCTAAGCCTGACACAATGTACTGCTTAATAAACTCTTGGATAAGGTTCGTAATTTCTTTACTAGAGTCGTCCATAGTAGCTTTTTGTGTCTGAGCACCAATACCAGTCTTAGACTGACCGATAGCACCAAGGTTAGCACCTGGGTTGTAGCCAAGCATAGTAAGTATTTCACCATTTATACCTTCGCTAATCTTGTCGTATTGCTGTGCAGTAGAGGTATCAAGGGTAACGACCTTCACGTTGGCTTGTGGGTCAGTAGAGCTAATGCGGCCACCAGCTTTGAGCTGGGTAGAGCCTGTGAATAAACCAGTCGTAATAATGGTAGGGTCACTGTTGTAAAGCCAAGTAGTAGCAACGTTTTGGCGTAGTGCCATAGCAAGGTTCTGGTTAGGTGACGCGAGGCGTACACGGCTGTCACCAGCTGGGGATAGTTCTGCTGGGTCAATGACAAGAGATAGAACACGAGGGAAACCAAACTTTGAACGGTTTGGTACAGCCCTAACATTCTGCGTAAGACTTGGGCTAAAGGTAATAATATCTTCGCTAGGGTCAGCGCTGTAGCGTTGTACGAGTATATAAGTATTAGCTGAAGTGTCTGACCCCTGCTCACTAGGTATTAACCATTCTGCATACTCTGTCTGCCCATTACCGTCTGGGCCAGCATCAATTAGAGCCTTGAGAGCTCGTATGTTCCAAGTAGTGTTCTTGTTATTTTTCTCTCGCTTGTAGATGTTCTTGAGCTTAGTAGGTGTGTACTGTGTCTTGACGTACCAGTAGTTGGACAAGTTCATGTCTTGAACACCTGGCTCTATTCCAAGGTCAGCAAAGTGTATCAGTGATGGGGTAATACCAAACTGACCGAACATACTTGAGGCTTTGACTTGGAAGGTGTTAAACCCTCTGGTAAGGGCACCGCGGCCCCCAAGCTGCAAGATACTGACGAAACCCTTACCAAAGGTAATTGGGTTCAATATTCTATCATTGACGATGTGACGACAGATAAGGGCTGGTTCAGTTAGTTTTGAACCGTTAATAGCAACAGATATGACAGGCATCTGTTTGACGGCGCCACGCATCATTTGGCGTATGGTACCAGCAATAACTGTAGAACCTACGTTTGGTTTCTTACCATTACCACGAGGGTATTGGGCATTTGCTATGGTGTTTAGATCACGAAAGTCAGTGGTGTACCCGTGTACAAACCCTTTCGCTTTTTTCCATTCGCTGATATATTCGGTTACGTCTGTCATGGTGTTTATCCTTATTTTATACTATGTCGCCTATAATTCCGACATCTACCTTTTCTATGTTGAAATTAACCCAGTCAAATGAGGTGCCATCTAGGTCACTATACACCCTAGCCTTCACTTCATTCACGATTGGGCCAGGCATATTAACTCGTAAGCGCCTAGTTACTTTCAGCGAGTTATTACTCTCACCAGAGGTAGGCATAGGAGTTGACCAGTTAATTATACGGTTGTTCCAGGAGCGCCACAGGTTGCGTGGGTTAGACCAGCCAGACAGCAAGTTACGGGTGACCGCACCGTTCGTAAACTGCTCTACAACAAAATCTTCTACACCGTCTTGGTCGATCCATCGTACTTCACAGTTAATGGTGCCTATCCAGTTAGAAACATAAAATACTCCTTGGACGGCTGCAACATAGTTGTTGCGTCCTTGGTTGAATGGTATCAATGAGCTTTTTATATCTACTGCAAATGGGGTAGAGGTACCTGTGCTATCTTCATCTTCAGCAACGTAGTTCTCAATCAGCTTGTAGATATGCGTACCCTGTCTAATGTAGACAAAACTAGCCTGGTTTGGAGGTGATACGGTGCCTATCCAATCAGCTCGAAGGTCCCATACAGCCCACTTAGGGGCTTCGGTGTTCGTCAAATCGTAGACAGTTATCTGATTATTGTAGTTGTACCCCTGTGATGGTACCGTGTGGAATACATAGTTGTTCCAGGCCGTACCGACAATCTTATTGAAAGCAGCACTCTTAATACTGTTATAAGTATCTGAGATAGGGTTACTAATAATAGATGGCATCAGCACGTTCTGTAACTGTGCCTTGGTATCAATCGAGTTCATGCCGTTGCTACCTGGGAATATCAGCTTACCTAAGTAGTTGACGACACCATAGCGAGCGTATACAGCGTTTGCGCCTGTGTTCAGCCCATCAGAGTCCCAGTACTGCTTGGCTTCATTACCATAGGTAATTGTCTTTTGGCTCAGGGTATCTTGCTTCGAGACACCATCGACACTACTTGATAGAGTAAATAGGCTTGGTACGTTCTGGTTGTTACGGAAGCCTACAACAGAGGTAGGGTAGTAGTCAGTACCCTTGTTGAGCGGCAGCGTTTGAGCACCGTCACCAGGGCTGAATGAGATACCAGTGTCGGTCAGGCCAGCAAAGTAGATGTTGTATGGGTTGTCTGGGTCACCATAGAGCACTGGTATATTGCCAGCCATCGTACCAGCTGAGGCTTTGACACCAGCTGTAGTGTTCGTATCTGGGCCCTGCCCTGCGGTTATATCAAATGGTACTAAGCCGTTATCAGAGAATGAGGTAGTAGCTAGGGGTATGTTTTTACCAAGCAACACCATGTCACTCGGTACAGGAGTAGCACCAGCAATCGCTACCGCACCGTAGAAGTTACGACTGGTAGCGCCAGCTGGGGGTGTGTCGTTAAAGGCTATCGTGATGTACTCAGTACCATCAGTTTTCCATGTCGAACGGCTTTTAGATACTGCTTGTGTCAATATCTTGGCTGGGTCAATAGCTGTTGTACCACCACCGTCAGAGTTATACGTTATAGCTGAATAGTACTTAAACGCGCCAGAGGTGGTTATACCTGTGGCAGTAGCGGTCAAAGTGCTCGTAGGGTCGGGTACGTAGGTAAACACCGTCACATCAAGCGTAGCGAGGTCTACATAGCGTAACTCATCTGTACCATTCATACAGAGCAAAATGTCGTTGGTACGCATGAAGGTAGTCAATACATCAGTAGTAGTCGTGATGGTATTAGCACCGCCACAATCTATCCAGGCGGTACCATTATCTTGAATATACTTAATCTTGCCATCGTCAGCTATGAAGTAATAAATCTGTCCACCGTAGTACACCTTACCCATTTCACCGTTAAAACCAACCGTGTCAGGTAGCCACTTACGAGTGCCAAGACGCTTGGTAGCATTGTTGGCACTATTAGCCCAGGCGTTCTTACCATAGGTGAAAGCGTTTATAGGAGCATTATAGTCACCACGCTCGTCTAACCCTGCACTAAAGCTAGTAATATCAGTTGATGATATATTTGGTTGTTTAACCTGTAGCGGTTTACCTACTGCCATTACCAGATTCCGTTTATGTGACCGTAACTACTAAACTGGGCATCGTATGATTCGTTTGAGTAACTATTCGCCATAATCTGCTTGTCCAGTTCGTTCTTATATTTCTGAGCAAATGAAGGACTGAGCGAAACTTTGGTAACGTTCGATAGGGTCATGTTCTTAGACAAGCCTAATACGGCTAGTTGCTTGCTTGGTAGCAGGTCTAAACCTTCAGCATCGGTGGTTGTCAGTCGTGGGTGATATTTTACGACATCTAGTTTTAGCGTAGAGCCGACTTCAGTAGCCTTTAGAGCGCGTGATAATACGACATTACGACCAACAAACGTTGCCCTATCTGGGTAGTAGACATTTTCTGGGTCGTCATTAGCTCTCTGGTTAGGGTCAACCATCTTGAAGCGAGCTATGACGGTACCATCACTTGTCACTACCTTCAGGTACTTGTCTTGGTTGAATACAGGTGTACGGTATTCTTCAGGTAGTTCAAAACTGTAGTCAGTGGTGTTAGCAACTACTGCCAAAGCGTAATCATCTTCGCGTAGTTTGTTCCAGTACGCTTCGTTTTCATACTCATCGAGCCATAGGTTGAAGGCTCGTATGTAGTTGTTTTGCAGTTTAGTTAGGCTAGTGCCCGTAGCTGGGCTTTCAGTACCGTTTATCGAAAAATATACGTCCTGTGCTGCTTGGGTGATGTCGTCAATGGCTGCCATGTTTTTATTATATCCTATCCTCTCCCAATCTTATGGACAATGTTGGGGCGAACTACGTTTATTACGGGTATTCCACTGGTTCCAGCCATATTAGCAGTCTCATACTGCCTAACTTTAGGTGCCATAGGGTTACCACTCGTGCTTAATGTGCCGAACTCGGTACTCATTTTAGGGGCTTTTCGACCACCGCCACCACTGCCACCACTGCCTGAGCTTCGACCAGATTTTTTAGTCTCATACTTATTCTGAGTTGGGTCAGTATCATATGAACCGCCAACACCAGTAAGCATGTCATCAAGATTTGCTAGTAAGCTATATGTTTCTGGATCAGTATTAGCAAATTTACGCCACTCGGTTAATGTTGTGTCTTGATAGAGTTTCAATGTCTCATAAGGTACTTGATTTTCTTCAAGCACATTATCTCTAGCAATTTGGATTTTTAGTCCCTCTATATCACTAGGCTTGGCTCTAGGGTCAGCTTCTAACATCTGCAATTTCACTTGTCGAGCAGTACGATCTGTAGCGTAGTCACCATTCTCACGCCAATTACTATCGCTACTAGCTGTTATACCTGTACTGATACCCTTGGTAACGGTCTTTTGTATCTCTGTGACTTGTTCAGGTGTTAAGTCTTGACCACGCTCAATCTGGGAGCGTACCTTCTCATCAACTAGGTCCATCAGGTTAGCATTATCGAGTACACCAACATTCTTCAATGAGGCGTAGGTGTCATTAGCTTCAGTCTGTATCCGTTGGCTATCTTCTATACCTGCCTGTTGGTTCTGACCGCTGGCACCAAGGAAAGTAGCAAACCATGCTGGGTTATGGAGCACGTTACCTTGATCGTCAGTTGCATCTATTTTGTTGACCATGTTGTTCACACCTGGAATACCACCAGCAATACTGTCGAGGAGGTTCATAATGTCACTCTTAGTCGTAGTGTCATTCTTAGTTGTGTCAGTCATTCTAGCTAACTGGTTAAATAGAGCACCAGCTGGGGTAACAGCACGAACGGCTGAAGTGGCTAGGTTTTTGCCCCATTGCTCACCACCACGGCCATCCATACCAGAGAAGAACTTGGCTACAGAGTCAGTTGGTGATAGAGCAAAGACAGCATCAGCTATACCCTTGGTAATCTCACCTGGGCTCCTAGCATCCTTTACATAGGCAGGTACAAGTAGTGGTAGTGCCAATGCACCAAAGTAACCAGGTATGCTAAACCAGTTGCCAGCAATATTTATAGAGTTAGCTTGCCTACCATCACGCTTCCATTGTTCACGCTCTGCTGGGTCATCTGGGTACGCACCTGAAATAACGCCAGTTGCAGCAAGCCCAGCGCCTAGAGCATAGAGCATAGCGCCAGAACCACCGTGTACTTTAGCGCTGTAGATTAGGTCAGCCTTCTTCAATGGGTCATTCTTCACAAATGCTGCATGTATACGTTCTGGGGCGCCTAATGTAGCTCGTTTCGCACCACCAACCAGTGAACGGCCAATGACTGTCGGGAAGCCTACTGTGAGGCGTACAGCGAGTTTAGCGGCTAGTTGTGCTGCTTTATTGCCACCTTTGCCAGCAATCATTTCTGCCATCTGTTGCTCAATCTTTTTGCTGTGAGCGAGGGCGCTTAGAGCGTTTTCTTGCATAGCTATATCTTCGTAGTGAGCTACCATCTTTTTTGGGTCACTATGGAGCATAACTTCGACCTCACGCTTGAGTTGGTCACCAGAAAAACCCTTTTCTTTTGCTATATTCTCATAGTGTTTGTAAGCACGACCATAGGCAACAGCCTTAATATTACCTTCACCAAGGGTATTCATAGTCGTTGACCACTGTCTGACAGCCTTATTCAAAATGTTTTGGTCAAGTTCATTACGAGCCTTGAAGTCTGATATAACTGATTTATTCCCAAGTTTATTACCAATTTTTGCACCTTCGCCACTGTAGCCACCAGCCATACGACCAAAAATACTATTTTCTAATCGTATACCACTAGTGTTGAAGTAGTTTCGGAAACCAGTACCCGTACCAGAGAGCATGTTAGCGTCAATCCAGTCCATTTGGTATACACCAGCATCTTGCTGGGCTTTTTCTATGGCTTTAAGTGCTACTTGGTTCTTATTACCCTTTAGAACATCATATGCGACACGGTACTCAGTAATAAGAGCGTGTTTCTCAGCCTCATAAGCTACTTCTCTTGCTTGCTTCCAGGTATTCCAGTCTGCTTCACTCTTAGTGGCGTTGTAGTTGTCTAGCGCTCGGTTAGCGGTATCACGGGCCTCAGTGAAGGCGTTATCAGCTTGTTTGACAGCTGCTATGTGGCCCTCTGTCATGCGTGAACCATCTTCGGACACAAGAAGCAGTTTATTAACGAAACGGTTAGCAATCTGGTCACCACTTGCGGAACTACGAGCAGCTTTATCAGCTAGACCCATAGTACGAGCAGCCTCGCTCAAATTGTCGTTATATATCTTGTTGAGTGCTTTGTACTCTGGCGACGTTGCAGGGAACCTACCACTATCACGCAACGCTTTGGCATCAATCACATTACGAACTCCAGCGGTGCCCGTAGCGGTGATGTTTTCTTGTGCTCGCTGAATTATATCACCTGCGCTCAAGGTACTAACGTCAGATTGGCCCATAGCATTATCCGACTCTCTAGTAGCACTCTCGGTAATATTGCCGTTCTTGCCTTTACGGTATACACCAGTAGCCGCATGACCTTGGTTGCCTTGTGGTATAACGACCTCTACTGCGTTACCATTGGCATCAACTTGAGTTGCCTTACCTGGCATACCATCAATCAAGGCCTGAGTTTCAGCCTGGACTTTGTTATATTTCTTAACATTCTTCCTATTCTCACGAGCCTTATTAAGCATAGCCTTAGTAACAACTCGACCATCATCTAATGTAGTCCCAACTTTAGGTAATGGTGGGAGTGGTGCTACGGTAGGTTGTGAAGCTACGGCCTGTGTCTGGGTAGCTACTGGGTCAGTTTGAGTAGTAACACGAACAGTACCAGGTGTTTCTGGCATGTTAGTTGGTACGTTATCGACTTGCTGAACGTCTATACCCTGGACTTGTTTGACTCGGATAGGTATACCCTGTGAGCCTGGTACCTGGTCACCTTGAGCGAGTAGTGACTGTATCTCTGGGTCAGTCAGCTCATTAAATGACTGTTGTATGCCTGGTTCAGCTTGACCAGAGCGTAGTTGACGTTCTGCTTCATCTTTCCAGTCAGATTTCTTCATACGCTTGCCTTTTAGCTCTGGTGAACGAACATTATAAGATATGCGTGTATAACCACCCTCACCATCAGGTATAAGCTCGGTGCCATTACCTTCGCCACTACTTTTCAACTCTTTAGCGTAGTCATCTATAATCTTCTGTTGATTAGCTGTTTGGTCGGGCATTTGTGTTGGTTCAGCTTTTCGAGGTGTAACATCATTACTAACAGCTTTATCACCTATAGCAGGTTGGTCGACAGAGTTAAACCTGTCAGCTGTCTCTCGTCTTACTTGGTCTACTGTACGCTTAACTAAATCATCAGGTGTCGCAAATGTTTCGCCACCACCAACATCTTGAATAAGGCGTGGTGGTTCAGACGGCTTTGTTCTCTTGGTAGGGGCGAGTGCTGGCTTGTCACCAGGTAGTCGCATAGTTACATCTTCGATAGTTGGGCCCGTAGCGACACGAGTAGGTATCTTCGTACCAGTCTTTTCACCGCCAGTAACGGGTACATTAACTACTCTAGTTGGCTCTGGTTCGGGGCCATTGATAGCCTTAGCTACTTTGCCTGGTATCTTCTTAACAGCATTGACAGCACTATTTATAAGGGGTGTTTTACGAGCACCATTAAGCACCTCCTCACCAGTATTGAACACCTTAGCAGACTTACCTGCCAGCTGTGATGGCGAAACCATTGAAGCTAATCCACCAAGTGCATACGCCATACTATCAGCGCCTTTTGCTGCTTCACTGTCACCACGCCACTTTGTGAGCGCATCTTTTGGCTTGTTGAACGCTTGAGACATCTTATTTGCAGCATAACGGCCCGTAGCAAGGTCAATATTCTCTTTATACCTATCACCAGTTACTTTATTCAAACCCCAGCCCGTAATCTTTGGTACGGCTGTAACGAGGTCAACAATGCCCTGTCCAACTTCAATACCAGCCTTACCAGCACCAGACACATTACCTTTACCAACGTTCTTCCAGTCGGTACCTTTACCATAGCCAGCCTCAAACTTCTTATTAGGACTAGCTGGTTTGGTACCGCCAGTAGTAATAGTATTCATGTTAGGAATAACCTTTTTAGGCGCAGATACACTAATTTGGCTAGGTTTTGGTGGCTCACTAGACCGTATAGCGGTCATAGCGTCTACTTTTGGTGTAGGCTTTGGCGTAACAGGCTTCTGCGTAATTGCGTCATTGGTAGGTACCGCAACCTTGTTTGGCATGTCTAAGGTGCCAAAACTGGTTGTCTTCTTCTTCTGACCCTTAATAACGTCCATGTTCCTATCGGCATTGGTTGTAATACCAGGATTAGGGGTAGGACGGACTATTTTAGGCTGATTTTGTTCTTGTTGCTTCTTTTCTTTGCGACGTTGAACTTCACCACCGCGATCCCACGGCGTTACTTTATCTAACGCTTGAGTAAACCAAGAAGCCATTTACTTACGCTCCTGCGCCAGCTAGTTTCCTACGAGTATCTCCAAGAGTAAATATTCCAGCACCGCCACCTTGGTTGCCTTCAGCAGCAGTCACCGCTTGCTTGGTAGGGTCAGCAAAGGCGCTTACTTCAGCAGCTTTGACTGGAACTGGGGCTGTGTCGAACTTAGACACTGGTGCAGTACTGTAACGAGCGATATCACCAGAGTAGTCCCCAGCTTTGTTCATAAACTTCGTAGCGTTGCCTGTATCTTCGGCATCAGCGTAGACACTTGCCATGTCGCTGTATAGTTTCTGAGCTTGAGTAGCATTGGCACCACGAGCAGCATATTCGTTGTTTCGAAGGGTTTGGTCGTTTGCATTACGCTTGCCTTCAAGTTCAGTCAAAAAGCCACTGAGTGAGCTATCAAGACTAGTCTGGTTCTGGTTACGAGTATCAAGACCACCACGGATGTCACTATTGGTCGTTTCCATGACTGCATCACGAGCCCAGTTTTCAGCACCAGTACCACGGAGGATAGACAACAGGCCACCCAGACCCTTAGCACCAGAGCGCAACGAAGCCATAAGGTTTGCGTCATAGTTTTGCTGGTTGGTAGTCGTACCTGTGTCATAGGCTCCTCGTTG